TGAAACTTATTACTGAAGTCGTGGAAGACGTAAACCTATTAGTCGAAGAAACAAACGGCAAGAAAACACACTTCATTGAAGGTGTGTTTCTACAATCCAATTTGGCAAACCGAAATGGTCGTGTTTATCCAAAAGAGATTATGTCAAAAGAAGTTGAAAGATATAATGAAAGTTATGTCAAATCAAATCGTGCTCTTGGCGAACTCGGTCACCCAGATGGTCCATCGATCAATCTAGATCGTGTTTCTCACATGATCGTTTCTCTCAGAGAAGACGGTGATAATTATATTGGTAAAGCAAAACTCATGGATACTCCAATGGGTAATATTGCTAAAGGTCTTATCGAAGGTGGTGCTAAACTTGGTGTTTCATCCCGTGGTATGGGTACATTGAAAGCAAACAAAGACGGTATCAATGAAGTCCAGGACGACTTCTATCTTGCCACTGCTGCTGACATTGTGGCAGATCCTTCTGCTCCTGACGCATTCGTCCAGGGCATTATGGAAAATAAAGAATGGGTTGTGGTTAATGGTGTATGGACTGAGCAAGCATGCGACATGTCTAAGAAGTTGATCAAGAAAGCATCCAGAAAAGAATTGGAAGAAGCGAAGTTGAGAGTATTTGAATCTTTCTTAAATCGTATCTCCCGTAAAACAAAAGTTTTATAAATATTATATAATCTCGAATTCTAGGAGAAGCAAATGAATGTAGAAAACAAGATCAGAGAGTTGCTTAATAAAAAGCAACTATCCGAGGAAAATGCTGGTCCAATGGGCGCAGCAAAGGGTAAGGATACATCAATTCCAGCGAAAACTGCAGGCGATACAAAAAATCCTCGCCAAGGTTCTTCGGAAGATGCAACCATTTCAAGCGAACGTGATCAGGAAACTGATAATCCAGGTGCTAAAGAAGCAGCACCAATCGCTGACAACAAGAGCAAGATTTCGCAATCAGGCGCTGGCGCTGCACCAAACTTCAGCACTGTTGCTGATCCAACATCAGTTGTAAATCAAGCATCGTCAAAGGGTAATGTTCACCAAGAAGAATTCGACCCAGAAGATGACGCAGATCTAGACGATGCTGAAGATGCAGATCTAGAAGATGACGCAGATCTAGATCTTGAAGAAGATTTTGCTGCCGATCTAGCAACTCTTTTTGATGGCAATGAAAATCTAACAGAAGATTTCCGTAGCAAGGCATCATCGCTCTTTGAAGCAATGGTTGTTGCTCGTGTAAGTAACGAAGTAGGACTCATCGAAGACCGTCTGGTTTCAGAAGCCGCTGAGTTAATGGAAGAATATAAGTCGGAACTCGTAGAGAAGGTTGATTCTTATCTCGGTTACGTAATTGAAAATTGGATTCAAGAAAATCAACTAGCAGTGGAAAACGGTCTCCGTACTGACATTGCTGAAGATTTCATTGAAGGTCTAAAGACACTTTTCGCAGAGCATTATGTTGATGTCCCAGAAGACAAATACGATGTTCTAGGTGAAATGCAATCACAGATTGAAGAAATTTCTTCGAAACTGGATGAAGCAATCGCTGCTAATGTAGAACTACACAATGCTAATATCGAACTCAACAAAGAAAGTGTTCTTTCTGTCGTTGCAGAAGGTTTAGCAAAAACAGACGCTGAGAAATTCAAGTCGTTGGTCGCTGATGTAGAATTCGAGAATGCAGATATCTTTGAAGAAAAACTGAATGTCATCAAGGAAAATTATTTCCCTAAGACTAGAACTCTTTCAGAAGAGAAGTTTGACGATGGAGTTGAAAATGACTTCAGCGAATCATCAACGGTAAGTCAGTATATCAAGGCACTTGACGTACTTTCTGCTAAAAATTAATTTTATATAAATAAATCTATTGAACACCTAAAAGGGGAAAACTAAATGTTTCTTTCAGAGCAACTAACAAAAAAGTGGGAACCAGTTCTCAACCATGACGGACTTGGCCAGATCTCAGACAAATACAAGCGTGCAGTTACTGCTGTAGTTCTTGAAAACCAAGAGAAGGCACTTCGTGAAGAGCGTACTGCTCTTTTCGAAACTCCAGCAAACAACATCGCTGGTACTGGTGATAGCAACATCGATCGCTACGATCCAATCCTAATCTCGCTCGTTCGTCGTGCGTTGCCAAACCTAATGGCATACGACGTTGCTGGCGTTCAACCTATGACTGGTCCAACTGGTCTTATCTTCGCGATGAAGTCGAAGTATTCGACACAGGCAGGAGCAGAAGCACTCTTCAACGAAGCAGATACAGACTTCTCTGGTGCGGCATCGCCTGCACACGATGGTTCGAACCCAGTTGATGGTACTTACACCACTGGTCTTGGTATCGCAACAGTAGACGCTGAGCAACTTGGCGAAACTGGTGGAACTGACTTCAACGAAATGGCATTCTCGATCGAGAAAACAACTGTAACTGCTAAGACACGTGCGCTAAAGGCAGAATACACAGTAGAACTCGCTCAAGATCTCAAGGCAATTCACGGTCTTGACGCTGAAGGCGAACTTTCCAACATCCTTTCACAAGAAATTCTTGCTGAAATCAACCGCGAAGTTATCCGTACGATCTACAAGGTTGCTAAGACAGGTGCTGCTTCGACTGCAACTGCTGGTACTTTCGATCTTGACGTTGACTCAAACGGTCGTTGGTCGGTTGAGCGTTTCAAGGGTCTTCTGTTCAACATCGAACGTGACGCTAACGTAATCGCTCAAGACACCCGTCGTGGTAAGGGTAACTTCATTATCTGTTCGTCAGACGTTGCTGCTGCTCTTGCAATGGCAGGTATGCTTGACACAGGTGGTGCACTTAATGGTTCGCCAACTCTTCAAGTTGATGACACAGGCAATACCTTCGTTGGTACGCTGAACGGTCGTTACAAGGTATTCGTTGATCCTTACTCAGCAAACACTGGCGCTGCATCGCAGTTCTATGTTGTTGGTTATAAGGGTGCTAATGCTTATGACGCTGGTATCTTCTATTGCCCATACGTTCCACTACAAATGGTTCGTGCTATCGACCCTAACACCTTCCAACCAAAAATTGGTTTCAAGACTCGTTACGGCATGATCGCTAACCCATTCGTAACTCAGTCGAACGGTACAACTGACGGTGATACATTCACTGCCAACCGCAACCAATACTATCGTCGCGTTAAGGTTACTAACCTTATGTAATCGATACCTCTCCGTTAGAGAGAGGGTTGCTAAGAAACTGGGGGGAGCAGAAATGCTCTCCCCATTTTCATTATAAATAGTATGAAACAAATGAGGGTAACATGGTATTAAAAACATCACTTGGTGTAACAGAAGCGAACTGGGTTAATCAACAACCCAGTGATCTCGATTATCTGAAACCAAATGGATTTAAATTCCAGATTCACAATCTACCAAACGTTTCGTATTTCTGTCAGGCAGCAAATATTCCAGCGATACAACTTGGTTCGCCTACATTCCAAACACCATTGTCAGATATTCCAGTTCCAGGCGATAAACTAGCATACGGCGATCTGGTGATCAGGTTTCTTGTTCAAGAAAATATGAGCAACTACATCGAATTGTATAATTGGTTAATCGGTCTTGGGTTCCCAACAGATCGTCAGCAATACAAAGATTGGAACGAGGGTCAAAGATACAGATTCCCAGCAGTTTCTGATAAAAGACTTGGCGCACTAGGTAACTTCTCTGATGCAGACTTCTTTATTCTCGACTCTGATAATAATCCAAACGTAAAGATCTCATACTATGATGTGTTTCCCGTGAGTCTAGAGGGTCTTGACTTTGACATCAGTACTGGTAGAGCAGACTTCCTACAAGGTATCGCCGCATTTAAATATCGACATTATGAAATTACACCACTTTAAGTATTGACTTTCGCGCAATTTTATAGTATGATTATATTATTTTTCTATTGAGGGCATTATGAAACTATCTGAAATCCAAGAGTCATGGTCTAATGACTGTAAGATCGACCAATTAAATCTTGGTCCGGAATCAACTAAGACACCAGAGTTGCATTCCAAGTATCTTAACATACTATCAAATTCCAAACTGCAGTTGCGCAAGGCAGAGGCAGATTATTATCGCTTGCGCAGAACTAAGATGCGGTATTATCGCGGAGAACTTACACGCGAAGAACTAGAAGAACATGGATGGAATCAATACCAAGGTCTCAAACCACTAAAGAATGAGATGGATGATGTTCTTCAATGTGATGAAGAGATGATCAAACAGCAAGATAAGATTGATTATATCAAAGCAGTCCTATACCAATTAGAGCAGATTCTGCGGTCACTAAATAGTAGGACATGGGATATTAAGTCCGCGATTGAGTGGACCAAGTTTACAAATGGATTAATGTGACCGATCTAACCATCACTAAAAAAGATGAAGTGTATCTGAATGTGGAATGCGACCCTAGCATTGCACAGGAACTCAACGACTACTTTACGTTTGATGTTCCAGGAGCAAAATTCATGCCGACCTATCGTGCAAAGATATGGGACGGTAAAGCACGTTTGTTCAACATGTGGACTAAAGAACTTTACGTGGGTCTTCTTCCATATCTAAGAGAATTTTGCCAGCGTAATGATTATGAGATGGACGTTCAGATCGAACGTATCGGCGATCCAATAACCTACGAAGAACTGGTTGAATATGCTGACTCGTTGAATCTTCACTCGCAGGGTCAACCGATCGAGGCGAGAGATTACCAGTTGGATGCTGTCAAGTATGCGATTCGCATTGGCAGAACTCTGCTATTGTCACCAACTGCATCTGGTAAGTCATTGATCATCTACCTGCTAATGCGTTACCACCAGAAGTTTGGGCGCAAGCAATTGATTATCGTTCCAACCACTTCCCTAGTTGAACAAATGTATAAGGACTTCCAAGATTATGCCTCGGAAACAGACTGGAAAGCAAGTTATAATTGCGCGAGAATCTATTCGGG